TGTTAACCTAGAAATGTTAGACCCAACAGGAGTTGCCGTTGAGAAATGGATCATGCAAGATTGTTTAATTACAAAGGCGGCATTTGGTGAAGTTGGTTATGGAGGTGATGATTTAGCGGACATTTCTTTAACACTACAACCAGATAGATGTATTTTAGTTTATTAATTTTTTTTTCATAAATTAATTTTTTTAAACCCATCTTTTAAGGTGGGTTTTTTATTTACAAATAATATTGTCAATATATTTTTATAATAAAAAACTATGGATGAAGCAGCACACTACGGCCAAATGGATTTTAATTTACCACACGATGTTATTAAATTACCTTCTAAAGGTATTTTCTATAAACCAAGAAAAGAGGCGATTAAAGTTGGGTTTCTAACCGCAAATGATGAAAATATTTTGATGTCACAAAATAATAGAGACGGTATTATTAAAACTTTACTTAGACAAAAAATATACGAACCAGGATTTAATATTGAACAAATGTTGGATTGTGATGTACAGGCGGTTTTAATTTTTTTAAGAAACACTGCGTTTGGACCTGAGTATGAGTTTAAATTAACAGATCCAAGAAGTATAAAAAGCTTTGATACCACAATTTTAATAGATGAGGTCAATTATTTGGAACCAAAACACCTACCAGATGAAAATGGATACTTTGAATTTTTGTTACCTAAAAGTAATAAAAAAGTAAAAGTAAAACTTTTATCAATTGGGGAACAACAACAAGTAGATAAAATATTTGAAAACTACCCGACAGGAATGATTGCTCCAATTATAACAAAAAAATTGGAGACACAGATAATGGAATTAGAAGGTGATGTAGATAAAGGTAAAATCGCAAAGTTTGTGTCACAAATGCCTATTTCTGACTCAAAAGATTTAAGAAAGTTCATTTCTGAGTGTGAACCTAAACTAGATTTAGATAGAAAAGTTATGGCCCCGTCAGGAGAAATGGTAGATGTAAAAATCGCCTTTGGGGTAGAATTTTTTCGCCCTTTCTTCTAATTACCAGCAAAATTTATTGAATGAAGTTTATTATCTTGTAAGACACGCAAGGTTTTCCTATTCCGATGCTATGTCTATGCCAACATATCAAAGAAAATACTTCATAGACCTTCTTGTTCAAGAATTTGAAAAAAGAAAATCTTAAATATTTATTATAAAAAATAATTATGTATTGGTTAACGACCACAACAACAGATCCATTTGATTCATCGGCGGGTGAGCCTAAAGGACTTGGTTTTGCTAAAGAAGTTGAAGCAGCAGCATTAAAGGCTTTTGATCCTACTAGAATTGAAAAGTTTTTTTTAACTTTAGAGGAAGACACAAAAAAATTAAATTTAAAGGTTGCTAATGGTTTATCGTCAAATTTAGCTAGTATTCAATCTGTAATATATGATGTTTACAAAGAAGGGTTAGATTACGGATTCGCCTACGGAGATGCAAAAGATTATATTGAGGCGATACAAGCTGGTGGTCAAAAAATGATGACTATAACTAAAGACAATACTAAAGAGGCGTTAATTATGGGTGCCGCTTTAGGTGTCGGAGCAAAAGAAGTCGGTGCTCTGTATTCAAATTTTTTACAGTTTGGTATGAGTCAAGAAACTGCAAACGCAAAACTGACCACCATTATGCAAACCGCTAGAAAATACGGTGTTGACGCCTCAGTTTTAACAAAAACAGTTTCTGATAAAATATATCAAACACAACTTTATGGTTTTAAAAATGGCGTCGAAGGTTTAACCAAAATGGCAATTCAAGCTCAAAGAGTTGGTACCAGTATGGAACTTGCCGCCAAAGCAGCGGACAAAGCCTTTAATCCTGAAGAAGCGATTGAGATGGCTTCAACAATGCAAATGTTAGGTGGAAGTGTTGGAGCATTAGCGGACCCATTCCAATTAATGAATATGGCCCAAAGTGATATGGGCGCGTTACAAGACCAAATATTAAAGTCTTCTGCGTCTATGGTTGATTTTAATACTAAAACAGGTGAATTTAAAATTTCTCCTGAAATGAGAAGAAATATGACTGAATTTGCCAAGTCTATTGGTTCAGACTATGAAACAGTAGCAAAAAGTGCAGTAAAATTTAGAAAGGAACAAGAAGTAATGTCAAGAATTCCTTTAACTGCTGGATTTAGTGAAGAAGACAAATCAATAATAACATCAATGGCTGAGATTGGTCCTGGAGGACAAGTTCAAATCAAAGATCCAAAAACTGACAAAATGGTTGATGTTGCGAATCTTACTAGCCAACAAATTACGGATCTTAAAGCATTTCAAAAAGAAGCGAATAGAACACCTGAAGAAGTGGCAAAACAACAATTGTCAACACAAGATAAAATGGCAAAAACTTTAGAAGAAATTAAAAATGCTGGAATTTTTGGTGTTGGTAAAGAAAAAGGTATGGAAATACCTACAATTTTAAATGATAAAATGGTTAGTGCTGCACAAAATTTTAGTGATACTTTAGTTAGTAAAATGTCAACATCTTCACCAAACATAGGTGATTCTATAATTAGTGCATACAATGCAACAGTTACAACATTATCTAATGTTATTGTCAACACGACTAATAATATTGGAGATATGATAGATGATTTAATTACCGCATCAAACAAGATTGCAAAAGCAACAGTAACTGATAGTGATGGTGATGGTATTCCTAATGATACGGACCCTGACGACGACAATGACCCATCAACGCCAAATGACTTCTTTTTACCATCAGATTCAAACACAATGATAACCGCTGACTTTGGAGGAATGATAAAAAAAATCGTACCAAATAATAATGACACCTTATTAGGTATGCCAAAAGAATCAATGGAATCATTATTTAAATATGCTAACCTTGGAGGTGAAGTCAGTACAATGGTACCAAAAGAAAAATCTTTTGATAAAAATATTCAAACATTAAGTCAATACGTAGAACAAAAAATTGTTACAGAAAACACTTCTAATGTAAAATTAGGTGTTGAACCAATAAGTGTTAACGTTAAATTAGAAGGAACAGGATTAAATAAAGACGATATAAACAAATTAGTTAATCAAAACGATATTAATAATGCCGTAATTGAAAGGTTAAGAGGTATTTTTGATGAAACAAAACTAATAAATTCAATTCCACAATTAAAAGTTTAATATTTCAAAAAACAAAAAAATATCTATTTATAATAAAAAACAATAGATGGAAAGTCCTTTATCATTTGACTCTACTGAAAACTTTAGAAAAAAACTATTAGTACGAAATTTAAAACCATATAACGTACCTGGTGGTTTTTCGTCTAATGAGATAGGTTCTATAAGAGAATTTAATATTGTTGATTATTCGGTAGTTGATAGTGAAAGTATTGAAAAAATTGGTAACATACAAGAAAAAATATTATACACTAATAACAAGTACGGACCAACATCTTTTAATAGTTCTTATGGTGAAACAGTTAATATTAATTTAAATTTAGGCACCGAAAGTAATTTTGGGACTTATAGTATAAGTAATACAATTAACTCTAAACTATATCAAGTTGGAAATACGCAAGAAAATCTACTTTATGTTCAAAACATATATGGACCAACATCGTTTAATAGTTCATACGGTGAAACAGTAGACATAAATAGAAATTTTCAAACATTAACTAATCAAGGAGTTTATACTTATTCAAAGGCTTTAGTTTCTAAACTATGGGAAATTGGTGATCAACAAGAGGGCGAGTTAATTGTAAAAAATGTTTATAGACCAATAGGGCAAAGTAACTTTGGTACAACAAGATGGTCAATAAATGACGATCAAACAATAACCACTGTCGGTAGTGGTTTATATAATGTTACAGACACTGTTGGTTCTTTTTTAGAAACAATTGGTAATAGTAGGGAAATATTTTTAAGAACAAAAAATATTTATACTCCACAATCAGGAAACGATTACGGGACACCTAAATACTCAATTAATAATGATTTAGGAAGAACTACAAATTTAGGACCTTACGATCTTTCGGACACAATAGGTTCGCAACTAGAATTAATAGGAGGTAATAAAAGAGACTTTTTGTTCCCTTCAAATCAATATGGTCCTATCGCGGGTCAAAGTGAAACGGTGGTTAACCCTAGTTTAAATTTACAAGTAAATTCTAATGAAGGAAATTATGATTCAAGTGATGCGATTGGAAGTAATTTAGAAATAAACGGTATTAATCAATACGGACTGTTAAGACCAATTAATCAATATGGTCCTATTACTTTAGGTAATGCTAGCTCATATAATGTTTTATTACCTAATAGCCCAAATGAAGGTGAGTACGATATATCCGATACTGTTGGAGATGAATTAGAATTAAAAGGAACCGCACAAAGAAATTTATTATTTCCAACCAACCAATACGGTCCTGAAGCAGGACAAAGTACTAATACTGTTAACCCTAACCAAAACTTTCAATCAAATTCAAATGAAGGTAATTACGATTCAAGTGATGCATTCGGTAGTAATTTAGAAGTTATTGGATTACAAGAATACGGAGTACTGCAACCAATTAATCAATATGGACCTCAAATTATTGAAAATGCTAGTACGTATAATGTACTGTTACCGACAAAACCAAATGAAGGTACTTATGATACATCGGATAGTATTGGTAGCGAATTAGAAATAATTGGGAACGTCGAGGCAAACGATGCGTATGTTATTAACAAGTATGTTACAGGTGATGGAAATTACGATAGTGTCACTGTTGATGATATAATTTTACAAACAACAAGTCAAAAATACTATAACTCAAAAGAGTCTTTTGTTTTTTTACCCTCTGAATATTCACCAGTTAGTTTATTACTTAGTAGTAACCCTAACGGTTCTAATGGTTCATTATCACAAGATTCGGACTTAGCTAAGTTAGCGGCAAAACAATTACAAAAAGAATTTAAGTATAGAGTTGCTGCCCAACTTTTATCTGAAACGTTAGGTAGAGTAAACGCACTTGATTCATCGATTGATCCTGATAGTGGGGAGATATCGGTTAAACCTAAATTAGACCCATTTAATGGTATTGGAATTATTACAGGTAACGTCCCTTTATTACAAAGAAATTATAAAGTAACATCTGCAGATTCAATATTAGGCAAGGCCGTTAGTTTTGTTGGAAAACTCGGGGGAATATATTCACCATATTCAATAATACCCGACGCTTACTTTGATTATCCAAAACCTAGATTACTAAATAGGTTAATAGAAAACCCTATTGCTGTTGCGACACAGTCAGTTATGGGTGCAGTAAGAAAAATAACATCAAGAAACATTGATAGTGGTTCCGAATTGTTTTTAGCATATACGTCACCAGCAACAAGAGATTTAGTATGGGGTCAATTATTTTATAACGAATATAGGCCGGATTATAGAGGAAATTCTGCTAGAAACCCTAATTTATTTTCACCTAAACCTAATTTTTATATAGGTTCAAGAAAAACATCAATCTCAGAAATTGTTGCACCAATTAATACGTTACCACTATACAAGGATGGTGAACCACAAGTTGTACCAACATATGGTCCTGTTGAAGTGGCTAGAGAGTTTGACGGAAACGCGTTAAGTGATTTGTATGTGGGATCTAATTCACGAGCATTCTATGATGGTATATCACCAATTTCAAGCGATTTTAGTTGGGCAACTAAAAAGAACTTTTATAAGCCAGGAAAGAAAATGGGTCCTGGTGGTAAACAAAATTACGGCAGAACTACGGTATACGATACTTCATTAAAAAGAGAATTTGAAGATTCTCAGTCGTTTAATTATGATTTACGTGAAGGTTCAATATTAGATATAACACAAAAAATTGTTGATGCCGGTTCTAAAGATGGTGTAAATCCTTTAAGACATATTGGTAATGCTATTAATCAAGTGGCTAAAGTTTTTAATGATGGTTATGTTGAAATGACAAAAGGTTCAAGAGTTATAAAATATAAAACAAAAAACTCTGTAGAATCAACAAATAAAGACTTCGAAGGTTTAGAATATTGTAGAGTTTTTACAAAAGATAACCCATATTTTACATACGCTCAATTACAAAAAACAGATGGAAACATTAGAAAGTATACATACTCAATTTTTGATAACACATATAACTTAAACATTGCCCCAATGAATGATAAAAATGGGCAATCTTCAAACATTGTTAACGGTAAAGTTAAAAAATATATGTTTTCATTAGAAAATTTAGCATGGAGAACCTCAAATAAACCTGGAATTACATACGAAGATTTACCAGCGTGTGAAAAAGGACCAAATGGTGGTAGAATTATGTGGTTTCCTCCTTATGATTTGACATTCAGTGATGCATCTAAACCTGATTTTACTGATAATACATTCATAGGAAGACCTGAACCTATCTATACTTATAAAAACACATCTAGAAGTGGTACATTGACTTGGTCAATAATCGTCGACCACCCTTCTATAAGTAATTTATTAATTAATGAAGAGTTAAAAAAAATAACACCAGAGTCGGAAGTTACAAAAATTATGGCTTCTTTCTTTGCTGGGTGTTTAAAATACGATTTATATGAGTTAGCAAAAAAATATGTACAATTTACACCAAAAGACATACAAGAAGCAATAAATTTTGCAAAATCAAAAGAAGACGTTGAAAAGGTAATAAAAGAAACAAATCCTAGTGAAACCGAAAGAACTGAAATTGTTGAAACAACCCCAACAAAAGACTTAGAAAAGGAATATAAAGAAGTATATTTATTTTTTGAAAATGATTTACCTGACGATGGAGGAAAAGGTTTAGAATCTGATAAGGATTATGACTTTTGGTATAAGGAATATATTGGTAATAAGGGTAAATATACAGGAACTAATACTGATATTATTGATCAAATAAAAAGATACCCAACAAAAACATCTGTTACCCCAAAAACATTACCTAACACCACAACCGAATTTAGTTTAAAAGATTATATCGATGCAAGAAAATCGGCAATATCATCTTTTTTTACAGGAACAATTGAACCAGCTAAAGGTAGATTAGATGATTTTATATCACAAATAGCACAAGTTTTAGATTCTGGTGGTCAGGTATCTTTTTCTCTGTTAGGAACGGCAAGTTCAGTTAATGGTGCTGGATACAATCAAAAATTATCAAGTAGAAGAATAAGTTCAATCAGAAAGAAAATTTTAGCATATGAGTATAATGGGAAAAAATTAGAAACATACGTATCAAGTAAAAAATTAAATATAAAAGAAGACCCAAAGGGAGATACTGCAAAAAATGTGACAAATGAGGCATTAAAAGATATTGACTGTTCTTTAGAATTTAGGGCTAATGTTGGTGGAACAATTGTGGGATCAAACAGTAAAGAAGGGATTTATTCTGTTCAAGCTATGGCGTGTAGAAGAACTAGAATTTACGATTTAAAAATAGATCCTGCACCACCGAAACCAAAAGAAGAACCTGTAAATGATGGTGTGTCACCACAAACAACTGCCGCTGATAACAATAACCCAAATAACGTAACACCACCTAATGAAAATGGTAGCCCTGTTGATTTAAATTCACCAATAGCTCAAGGATTGGCTAAAAAACTTATAAGAAATCTTTTAACTGAGTGTGACTATTTTCAAATGATTAACGAAAAACAACCGATGGTGTATGACGGAATTAAAAGTAAGTTCAAAAATTTTCATCCTGCGTTTCATTCAATAACACCTGAAGGTTTGAATTCTAGATTAACATTCCTCCAACAATGTGTAAGACCTGGTGATACTATACCTACTGTTACACAAAATAGTACAGGGGCATTATCGTTAAATTATCAAGACGCATTTAACAGTGCGTTTGGTGCACCACCTGTACTTGTATTAAGAATAGGTGATTTTTACCACACTAAAATAATTCCAGATAATTTAGACATAAAATTTGAAGATAAGGGGCTTTTTGATATTAACCCAGAAGGGATTGGAGTACAACCAATGATCGCCACAGTAACATTGTCATTTAAATTTATAGGTGGTAGCGGTTTAGCGGGACCTGTCGCTCAACTTCAAAACGCATTATCGTTTAATTACTACGCCAATACAGAAATGTACGATGAAAGAGCAGAAGTCACTGAAGATGTAACAAAGGCTTATGATGCGGAATTTTACGAAGCTGCGAAATTAAACACAAAGACAGTACCACAAAATAATATTGAATCTGAACCAGCAAACCCTATTGGTAATAGATTAACATTTAAAGCAGATTCAAGTGGGTTAACTTCAGGTACAATAGCATATGAAAAAAATATGAAAGACTTAGTTAATGCTGCTTCAGAATACTCAAAAAACCTTTACGATTCTTTAAAATTAGTTGGTGACGAATATAGTTTAGGTGGGTTGTATATACTTAATACCGATAGAAAATATCAAGAAGGTTATTTTAATAGTTTAAATCAACCAAATATTAATTTGGTAAAATTATATGGAAAATCAGAAAAATTCCAAGACAAGATCGATTTACTTTTTTCTAAAACAAAAGAAGATGTTGAAAACGAAATAATACCAATACTTGCCGGAATGAATCTACCTGTTAGAAATTTTAAAAATGGAGACAAAAGAAAAGTTAAAAGAAAACTAAAAAGGATGGTAGACCGTAGAAAAAACGATTATGTTGAAAATTTAAGCACAAACAATCAAAAAATAGTAGATAAAGAATTATTACTTATCTCTATAGTTGATCAGATGAATTTTATATCTAATGCAACCGATGGTTTTAAAAACACAAGAGGTAACCCTATTATTTATTCTTTATCGGGGACCACAGCGGTTGATGCATCAAATACATCATACCCGAACACCTTAGATGAATTAAGAGGAGATTTATTAGTTGTTGGTAATAATTTAAATGACTTAATTACAAATTTAGAAACCGAAAAAATTATTCAAACAGACCCAAAAGAAAAATGGCAAGATAACTTTGATTTTAACTTATATATTGGAAATAATCAAAACTCCCAAGACAATAGAATGAATATGGTTTTTGGTAAAGACATAGTCGAGGACATTACAAAATTTATTGATGAAATATTAGAGGCCGTTGACGATGATGTAAAAACTGATTGGAAAAGATTTTTACAAGAAAACTTAGGGTACACCAATGGATCGGAAGTGACTGGAGGAATATATAATCAATATAAAAACCAAAAAGAAAATATATTAAAAAATCGATTTAATGACTTATTCAATAAATTTTTTAACCAAACATTCACATTATATAAACCATTTAATATTGATAAAAAAAGAGTAATGGATTTTACAACAGAAGCACCAACTAATCCAAATAACGCAGATAACCTTATTAATCTGGGAAAAAATTCAACAGGAGATAAATATAATTTGAAGAAGAAGTTTAAATAATTATGCAATATTACAATAGATACCAAAAGTTTTTAATAAACGGTAAACAAACTGTCGTTCCTTTTGTAAGTATAGGTACAAGAACAACAGATCAGTCATACGTCTATATCAAAAATAGAACAAGACTAGATAAAATTAGTTTTGAAAAATATGGTTCACCATATTTTGGTTGGTTAATATTGGCAGCTAACCCAATTTACGGTGGTTTGGAAACTGAAATCCTTGATGGTTCAGTAATTATTATACCATTTCCGTTGCTTACCGCACTTAAAGACTACAAATCTGCAATAGATACACATATTTTTTATTATGGCCGTTAATGATCCAACAAAATTTAGACAACTCTATAACTTAGAAAATCAAATCCTTGTTGAGGCTGATTATGATAATATTATTATAATTGACCCAAACAAAGTTGTAGATGCAAATGGAAAAACAAGAGATAGATTTGTACAACAAGAAAACTTAGTAATGTACGCTAACTTGGAAACAAAAATAATTCCAAGAACTAAATTAGCAATTGGTGAAGGTTTTGACTCACCAGTTAATAACACAACAATAGCATCTTTAGGGAGTGGTGACGATAGTTTAAATGTTAATTTTCTAAAACCAAAAGGAAAAAATGCTTTTGACACTAGTTGGTCAGATGAATTTACAGGAAAAGGATCTCGACAAGGTAAAGGTATAAATCAAAATAAAGAAACAAGTACAACACAAAACGGTAATACGGTATTCCAAAGAAGAGTAGTGAACTTTGAAGATACCCAAAACTTAGGTATTACATCGATAAGTGTCGACATAAGTTCAGTTGGTGTACCTAAAGTTAGTATGACATTAGTTGACATTAGAGGAAGGGCGTTATTTGAACAAGGAGAAAATTCACTATACTCAGTATTTTTTAATTTACCCTACCCAACTTTTTATTTAGTACTTAAAGGGTATTATGGTAAGGCAATTAGATATCAATTAACCCTTCTTTCGTTTAATGCTAAATTTGATCCTGATAGTGGTAACTTTGAAATTAGTTTAGAATTAATGGGAAGAAACAGTGCGATACTTTCAGATAGTTTAGTCTCTTTTGCTAAAAATTCACCAAAAATGTTTAGAACCCAAGTGACTACAACTAAAAGTTCTTCAAATTCGGGCGGCGCTAAATCAAGTAATAAAAATGTACAAGTTACTAGTGATACGATAGGTCTTCAAAAATTAAGAGAAGTTTATAAAATTTATGAAAGTAAGGGATTAATTAAAAACGTCCCTTATATCTCGATGGAAGAATTTATTGCAAGAGCCAATAATTATGACAAAAATGTACAAGACCAAATAAAAAAAGGTAAATTCGATGTTATAAACGATGTTACTGATTACCAAAACACATTAAATGAATTAAAACAAAGAATATATTTAAACTCAATACAGGACTTTTTAGATTCTAGTGAAAGAATTTATATTGATGGTAAAATTTATTATCCATATAAAGAAAGTTTTAAACTTGCTGATAGAGAAAAAAAGAAAAAAAGTCTAAACGGGGAATTTGATACTCTATTAAAAAAATTAAATGAAAATAAAAGTTTTGGAAAAGGTAAAGAATATACGTTACCTGGTAGTACAACTAAGTTACCGGGGGAAATAACAAATAATTTATTATTTAAAGATATAGTCACAACAAGTGTCGATTTTAATTCTATATCTAACACAAATTTTGAAAAAACATACGAGATAAATTATGGTACGGCACCAACACCGGACCAATTAAATAAGTTTATTACTGAGTTTAAAACATTAAATGCGGCTAGATCTCAAATAATTAATAGTGCCGGAAATACTGTACAGTCAAACCCCGAAGTTTATTTTTTTGGGGACAAAGTAACTAATTCATCTGGTTATTACAAAAATAGTTTTTTAGATAAATTAGATGTAATGAGTAAAAACTTAGAAGATAAGAGAGTAAAAATAGAAAAGGCTTTTACCGATGAATTAAGTAATCTTCTAATTAATTCAAACAGCGGATTAGGATTTAACCCCACAATCAGAAACGTATTTGCTGTTTTATTTGCTGGTCTTGATGGTTTTTATCGTATGATGGAAGATGTACATACGTCTGCTTGGAGCCAAAGACAAAACCCTGTTAGGTTGGATGCTATATTACCACCAGGAAAAAATGTTGGTGTTGATGCAATAACGGTTGTTAATGGTACTGCAGAATTAAATAAAGATAATATAGTTTATCCTTGGCCACAATATTTCGAATTAGAAAGACAAAGTGATGGTACCGAACAATACACTATAAAATACCCCGGAGATGCTTTTTCAGTTGCACAAACAAAAGGGTATAGTCAAAACATTTGGCCTGAAATAGCATTCACAGAGGAATATATTAATGCGTCACTTCAAAAAACAACACCACAAGTCACACCGCCAACAGGAAATCAAGCACAAAACACAAACTACTTGTCAGTATCAGCAATAGAGTTTCCTTTTGACACACTACCTTATCAGAATATTTCAGATGTTAGTTTTTTATATGAAATTTTTGAAAGATCATATTTAGGCACACACTATTCAAAACTAAATAGAGGTGATTTCCAAAGTAAGCAAATTGATAAAATATTATCGGATATTGATGCCGAAAACATTATTCAGTCCCTAACGACCAATAATAGTCCAAGTCTTACAAGTTTATTAAAAAATATTACAGCAACTACTAATTCATATTTGAATAAATTAAAAACAATTTCTTCAAACGGAACAGGACCAAGTTGGGTTAATTATTCTAATTCAGTTTATAATTTACCATATATACAAAATTACATAGATAGTGGATACAATAAAGTTTATAGTGTAGACTCATTAAACAACACATCAATATCAGTTGCGGGAAATGTTCCTTTGGCCGATAAATTAAAAGAATATGTAAATGGTACGCCATCGTCACCTGAGTTTTTTTTAGACACCTACCCATTTACTGACACTAATTGGTTAAAGTCAAATTTACAAGACGGACAATCTTTAACAAGTGTTGATGACTTTTATAATACTAAAACTTTTTTATATTTAGATGATAAAAAAACATTAGCAAGACTAAACGAGAATGAAAACATACAAAACATAAACTTACTAATAGATAAGTTTGGTTTTGGTAATTATGTAGAATCTAATTATTTAGTCGACCAACAGTCATTAATAACTATTGATAGTAGAGACACACTAAAGACTTATTACCAAAACAAAAAAAATGAGTATTTCTATTTTACTGAATCTTTTGTTGATTACGGAACAAACTACTCAGGTAATGTTGGTACTAATATTCAAACAACTTCATTATTAAACACACCATATTTTATAAATGCATTACAAAAAGGTGTAGAAAAATCTAAAAACCCTAATGAAAAAACGCCATATGTTGCTTTAGGTTATTTGTATTTAAATTCATTACCTTTAATAACAACAAAAGAAAAAGTAAAAGAAACTACAAACATTAGTTCGGTACCAAATGATTTAGATTATTTAGCAGCAACTTTAAACAAATTTTCTGCAATTCACAGACTACCATACGCTTGGGTTCTGAAATACGGTTCAATTTGGCATAGATATAAAAAATATGTTGAAGATGATGCAAAAATAGATATACTAGATGATGTTTGGAAAGACTTCGATTATTTAACAAATTACGACCCTATTAGTTCTGCGACCACAACACAATATTCAGGAACATGGGTGGGTAATATTATACTACAACAAACAACACCTGTACCTAACACAACTACAACGGCAGACACAATAACAACAGGATTTTACCCTAAAGTGATAAATGATGTATATAGATTTTTCTACAATACGGATTTAAGTATTTTACAAACACCAAACTATAGTAACTTTGTTAATATTTCTAATGACTATGGTTTTAATGTTGTTACACCATATAATAAGTTTTTTAATACTAACTTTGATTCACAACAATCAGGTAGAACACTGACAATGAGAAGTTATTATCAGTATTTTACAAAACCTAATAAAGACGATACTAAAGTTTTAGTTATACCTAGCCAAGGACCACTGAAATTTAATCAGGCGGAGTTTGAATGTTTTGATCAAACAGATAAATTAAAACAAGAAGTTTTTAATAATAAAAAAGTTTATAATGGTTCGGTTAGGTCTTTATGGTCGGCACCTAACTTTGGGTATTTCGATAACGGTTTGTTGAAAAAACCAAAATATAATGAATATCTAAAAACAATTGACGCAACATCAGGTAAAAAACAAAACTCTTTTAATTTAAAAAATACTCAGTCAACATATTCAACTATTGAAGAAATTTTTTCAGTATTTGAACCTAAAATTTTAGATGAGTTTGAAAAATTGTTTTTATCTTTTTGTGATCCTAACCCTGTTGCTTCCGATTTAATTTTATTAAATGAACAAACAAACGCAACTACAACAACAATAGGACAAGTAAATAACGTAAAACAAAAAAGATTATTCAATCAAATAGAATCTTTATTTTTAATTGAAAAAAATTCTATAAATTTTGTTGGTGATAATGGTATTGGTGATGGTGAAAGTATTTCTAAGGCACAAATGAATACATTTGCTGCTAGTGTTATTGAGTTTTTAAATTTTGATTGTGTTTTGAAAATGGGTAATCCTTCTAACTTCAATAGACCATCATTTAATTATTTTACAAACAATAATCAGTTCAAACCTGTTGCTAATATAGCACCAACCGCATACATACAAGGGACATTACCCGGAGATTCAACTAATACATCTTTAGCGTTAAGTATTGCCGCTAAAAAAACAGAATGGGGTGTTTTAAAAAAATATGTTGGAGATTTTATTGAACCAAGGGTTGCTTACACAAATACCGGATCACCAATAACTGATTTTTTTATCCAAAACAATGTTGAGTTTACGGTAAGTAATATTGAAACACTTTACCCACTTATTAGGATATACGCTAAAGAAAAATTAAAAGACCCTACTTTTAATAAAATAAAATTTACACAAAAAATAAATACCTTTATGGTAGACCAAATAGATTTTAATTCTAAAGTCTTAGAGGGAACATTAAAATACTTAAATAAAAATCTAGACGACACAAAAATACAATCCAACTCAGTAAATAGTCAATTAACCGGTAACGTTACAAAACTTGAATATTACACAACGTTAAAAACTATGAATGATAAGTGGATTGCTGGTACTGATTTTTTAAATAAAACAATATTTGAGGACTTTTTATTTTTAGATAGAGCTAACAGAGATATTGGGGATGAATTTACTATCGATGTTAGAGAAATGGAGGAGTTATTAAACAACCCAAATAAAAACTTTTTGGATTTAATAAGTGGAATCCTCTCGAAGAATAATTTTTTATTTTTTGCAATGCCGGCGTACTTTAATTTTTATGGTATGCAAGAGGCGATAAGATTAGGAAAACCAATACCTGTTGATATACCAAATTCTTTATTTGGCACATACTTGGATGTTGATTATATAGATTCTAGACCAAAGTTTGTTTGTGTTTATGTTGGTAAACCTTCTGAGCATCCAGCGTCTGAAGCAAAATTTGTAAGATTTAAAGATGATGCGTTCGATCTTAGAAAATACGACAACCCATTAAGGACCTCTTATGGGTCAAATACTAATTTTTCAAAAAATAATAAGGTTGTTGGGTTTGCTGTCGATTTTGGTATACAAAACCAAAGTATATTTAAAGGTATTAATTTAGATATGTCTGAGAAAAAAAATACGGCAGAATCTAACAGATTAGTTTCTCAATTAGGACAATCAGCATCAGGTGATAAAGTTGCACAACAAACGGTTTCTTTATATAGTATATATAAGGCAAGGTCTTATACTAGTGACGTAAAATGTATGGGTAACGCTATGATACAACCAACAATGTATTTTAATTTAAGACACGTTCCTTTATTTTATGGACCATATTGGATTATGTCTGTAAGGCATATTATAGGTCCCGGTAAGTTCGAGACATCATTTAAAGGAGTACGTATGCCAATATATAGTCTACCAAAACCTAACTCAATGTTAGAGGCGGTTAATAAATCATATGTTGAGTCATATAAAGCCGAAATTTTAAAGGCAAAAGAAATAACTGAACAACCTAACAAAATAAATGAGAATGAAAAAATAAAAACAACAAATGTTGGTAGTTTACAAGGTGAAGAATCTTTATGTGATAAAATTGTGCCTACTCAATATAAAACTTTTGAGTTTACAGATATTAGTACAACAAGTATATCTGAAAGCGAGCTGAAAACTAAGATTATTTCATTACAATCGTTTATACCTAAAAATACATTAAATCCTCTTTATTATGGTTTAGTAAAAACTAAACTAAATAATTCACAAAACGGAGTGGTTTGGTCTGCTCCTAACCATAATCTTTATGAAACTAATGGACTTATAGTTTATAGTACTGACCAAATTACTAAATTAACAAATCTAGGTAGTAAATTAGTTTGTATCACAACGGCACAAGAAGACCAAAACATACCAACACCTTATTTTTCTTTTAATAACTTTGAGGAAAGTATTTTATTTTATAATGATTTAGTTAAAACTTACGAACCAATTATTGAATCTATAAAAAATACAAGTACAGAAACAGAAATAAGTAAAAAGTATGCACAAGCGTATACAATATTTACATTGTTTTGGGATCAAGGTAGATATTATTCACCAACATCAAGAGCTGGGTATTATAGTAACTTACCAACATCTAAAGTAGATTTTTTAGATAGATATACAACTAAGGTTAAACCGTCTAATCCGGTTATATATAAAGCATATAACGACTATATGAAAATATATGAAGATGCGTTTAAAACTTTTTTCCCATAACTAGATATTTATAAATAAAAATATGAGTAATATGAAACAATTATTAGACAACTATTTGAAAAAAGATACAAGAATATCGGAAAAACAGATAGATAATAATCACAAACAAGTTTGTGATTTAGATACCAATGAGTGTTATACTATTAGAATGAAAGATGGTCTAATCGAAAGAGTTGATAACACAATCAATAAAAATAGAACACTTAGAGTTGAAACACCGACAGGTGTTAAGACATTATTGAATGGTTAAAAAAATATAATTATGAGCTTAGATAAAAAAATTATTGAAGAGTTAAGAAGATTTAATGACATTAATAAATATATTTTGAATGAACAAGACCCTGCGGCTGGTGGTGTACCACCCCCACCACCAGCAGAAGGAGGAGCGCCAGCAGAAGGAGGAGCACCTGCAGAAGGAGGAGCACCACCCCCACCACCGGCAGAAGGAGGAGCGCCTGCAGAAGGAGGAGCAACTGAAGTTCCTGAACCTGTTGATGTTGCGTCAGATCCCGATGTTGAAGAAGTTGGTGCAGAAAAACCTGAAGAAGGATCGGAAGATGAAGGTACTGAAGAAATCGATATCACGGATTTAGTGACAACACAACAAGAAATTGTGGATAAGCAAGATGAATTAATGAATAACTTATTTACGAGACTTGATGACTTACAAAGTAAATTATCACATATGGATCAAATAATGGATAAAATTAATTCTTTAGAAACTAAGTTTGATAGGTATAGAGATAAGACACCTGAAGAAAAATTAGAATTAAGATCTTTGGATTCTTATCCATACAACCAAAAATTGACAGATTTTTTTGACGACAAAAAAATTGAAATGGAAAAAACTGGTAAAAATGAATACATTTTAACATCCGATGAGGTAGAAAATTTTTCACCAAACGAAATTAAAAAAACATTTAATATTTACGACGAAGAAGAAGGACAAATGTAAAAATATAAGGGACTCACAAGGTCCCTTTTTTATTTGACATTTTAACAATTTCACTTATAATTGTTATAGATAAAAGAGTTAAAAATTAAAAACAAAAATCTATGGCAAATTCAATTGACGCAGTACTTGCACAGTACGAAAAGAACTCAACACCAAGCAGTTCACCGAGACAAAACATCTCACAAGAAGACAGAATGAAAAGATATTTTTCAGCAATACTTCAAAAAAATGAAAAATCTGCACAAAAAAGAATCAGAGTATTACCTACAAAAGATGGTTCATCACCATTTGTTGAAGTTTGGTATCACGAAATTCAAGTAAACGGGCAGTGGGTTAAGTTGTACGACCCTGAAAAAAATGACAACGAAAGATCACCACTTACCGAAGTTTATAACGAACTTATTTCAACAGGTAAAAAAGAAGATAAAGAATTGGCGTCTCAGTACCGTTCACGTTTATTTTATATTGTAAAAGTTATTGACCGTGATAACGAACAAGACGGAGTTAAATTTTGGAGATTTAAACACAATTACAAACAAGAAGGTGTGTTAGATAAAATTCTTCCTATTTGGAAAGCAAAAGGTGATGTTACAGATTCAGAAAAAGGTAGAGACCTTATTATTGAATTAATAAAGGCTAAGACACCACAAGGAAAAGAATACACAGTTGTTCAAACAATTATG